AAACTGGAGTGTATTTAGTTTCATTTAATATAAGAGCTAATAACTCAGCAGACTCTGGTTTTTTAGAAGGAAAAATTAGAGTAACAACAAATAATTCAACATACAGTGATATAGCAACATGTCGAACAAGTGGTGGAACTGGCTCTGAAGATAGTGCGGGTTGCTCTATTCTTTTAGATGTTACTAGCACTTCAAATACAAAAGTAAAATTTGATATAGAACAATCTAATAATTCAAACAGTACTCAAGGGGATGCTAATGCTAATTTAACTTATATGACATTTATAAGATTAGGAGATACATAAAATGAGACCAGAAAATTTAGAAGATTATTTAATATCTTTACATGCAGGACAATGGTTTGGTTTTAATAATCAAGAACATACTTATGAAAATCTAGTTATCCTTGATGACACCAAAACTAAACCCACAGAACAAGAGTGTATTGACGGATTAGCACAGTTACAAGCTGACTATGATTGGCAAGAGATAAGAACAAAGAGAAACAAACTCCTAGAAGAAACAGATTTCTATGCTCTATCAGATGTCACCATGACAACAGAGATGAGTAACTATAGACAGGCTTTAAGAGATTTACCTTCATCTACATCTAATCCAGATGATGTAGTATGGCCTACGAAACCGACTTGAAAAATATGATAATTAATAGATAATAGGTAAACCATGGCATCAACATATTCTGAAAGACTCAAACTTGAACTTCAAGGAACAGGCGAAAATGCAGGTACTTGGGGTGATAAGACCAATAATAACTTAGATGTTTTAGACGCCTTTGCAGCAGGATATTTGTCAAAAAGTCTAGGGGGCGAAACTTCTCCTTATGTTCTTACAACAGCTAATGCTTCTGCCACTTCCGAAGCTTCTAATAAAGTAATTGAGTTTACAGGAACACTGACAGGAAATTTTACTGTTGAGATTCCTGAAAAAGAAAATAATTATTTAATTTTTAATAATACATCAGGTTCTTATACTTTAACTGTAGAGGCCACAAATCATTCAGGCAATGGAGTAGCGATAACTCAAGGTGCGTACTCTTATGTTTATTGTGATGGTGCATCTAACTACAATGTAAAAAATGCTTTATCCATCTTTGGTGGTATTACTGCTAAAGCAGATGTGGATGTCACGGGAAACGTCAATGCCTCTGTTGATGCGAACATCACAGGCAATGCAAATATTACAGGTAACGCTAGTATTACTGGTAAGGCAACAGTCACCGATGATATTATTGCTTCTGCTAATGTGAATGTTACTACAAACGTTAACGGTACAGTTGCAACTTTTTCTGGAAATGTGAATGCAGACTACATGGTTGCTACTACAGGTTTAGTTTATAACAGTCAAACAGTAGGAAATCTTGCTGTGAGAAATCTTATTACCACAGACAATACATCGACTCCTAATGATGCTCAAGGAGCTGATGGAGATTTCTACATCATTCATGATGCATAATGGCCGATTGGTATTATAAAGTCTCTGGAGCTTGGAAAACAGTCAACGAAGCTTTTTATAAATCATCTGGATCTTGGAAAGAAATTCAAGAAGGCTACATTAAAGTTGGTGGAGCATGGAAACAATTCTATACAGCCTTTGTCGCTACAGCTTTTGTAACAGAAACTTCTAGTACAACAGTAACCGTACCCGATGGTGCGAACGCTATTCACGTTCAAGCTGCTGTGGGTGGTGGATCTTCAGGTGTTGCAGGTGGTAACTACGACAAATCAGGAGGCGAATCTTCAGGTGCCGCAGGTGGTTCTGGGGGATATGTTTCCGATAAAGTTTTTTCTGTAAGTGAGGGTGAAACCTTAACTTTAACAGTGGGCGCAGGGGGAACAGGAGGTTTTAATGGGCCTTTCCCTAACTATTACGGTATTGATGGCGACGATACAGTTCTTTCTGGCAGTACCACAGGATCTATTTTTAGTTTAACAGGAAGTACAGCAGGTAGTTCTAGTGGAGGTACATCACCAAATGGTACAGTACGTACCAACTTTCCTTCTGTTGGAGGTACAGCAACTGTGAGCGCAACCCCTGTTACAACAGGAACTTTTCGAGAAGCTAATGGCGCAACCGTTACTTTCGCAACTGCCACAACTTTAAACTTAGGACCTGTGGGTACGTTTAACCAATCAGGTGACGGTGTTGCAGGTCAAAACTTAGGAAACTGTTCTGGTGATAACTGTCAAATTACAGGTGGTAATGGTGGAGCATCTTATGGTGGAGCTATTGCTGGTGGAGCAGGTGGACCTGCGGGAACAGCAGCTAGTCCGGGAACAAGAGGATCTGGTGGTGGAGGTGGTGGCGCACAACCTCAATCTGCTGGTGGTGAGGGAGGCACAGGAGAGATTAAATATCGATTCTTACGAATCACCTAGAAATGCTACTTCAGAATTATTATTACGTTTTTCCCCAAGCTTTATCTCATGAGTTCTGTGATAAGATTATTGAACAAGGTAAACAACAAGTTGTTCAAGAAGCGAAAGTAGCAGACCAGAATTTACAAAAATCAAGAAACTCTTCGGTGGCATGGATGCAAGACTTATGGTTATACGAAGCCATTGAGCCTTACATTCAAGAAGCGAATGTCAAAGCAGGGTGGAACTTTGATTGGATGGGATCAGAGATGTGTCAGTTTACCATGTATAAAGAACAACAATACTATGACTGGCATCAAGATTCTCATTTGCTCCCGTATGATAAACCGGGGACCATGGAACACGGAACCATTCGAAAACTTTCCGTGACTGTCTCTTTAGAAGACGGTGATTTATATGAAGGTGGTAATTTAGAATTTGATTTACGTAATCGTGAAGACAGTAAATCTGTTGTTCTAACAGCTAAAGAAGCAAGAGCTAAAGGCTCTATTATTGTTTTTCCTTCATTCGTTTGGCATCGAGTTACTCCTGTTACGAAGGGAACTCGCTATTCATTAGTTATATGGAGTATTGGGAATCCATTTAAATAGAAAGGAAAACTATGCAGTGGGAAGTAAAAAAGTGGTTTGGTAACCCTATCTTTATTACTAAATTAGATAATTATCAAACAATCAACAGAGAAATATTAAGAGTTATTTATGATGAGGTAAAACCTTCGAAGACCTCTTTTGCAACAACAACCGATGTTAAGGCCAGTGAATCAAAAGAAGTCAATGATAATATTCACCATAACCCTAAATTTGAAAAGTTATTTAATGCAATTCAAGAACAAATACATATATTTTTAAATGCAAATCAATTTCGCATGGAAATTTTTGATACCTACATTACCAAAGCTTGGGCTACTCTTTCGACAAAAGGTCAGCATATTGCTAGTCATAAACATACAGCTAGTCACTATAGCTTAGTATATTATGTTGAAGCAGAAGAACAAGGTAATGTCATTTTCGAACCAGAAAGTGCATTGAAAGGAGGAATGTATATTCCTTCTCGAGATGATTATTACAAAGAGTGGAGCGATATTAATTTTGCTTCCGTTACCTATCCTTCGGAAACAGGAGGATTAATTATCTTTCCTAGTCATCTTCTTCATCGAACAGAAGAAAATACAAAAGATAGACCACGCATTAGTGTTTCTGCTGATGTTTTATTAACAATGAAAGAAGGGATTAAGTCAGAACATTGTCTACCTAGTCCTGGAACATGGAGAAAAATATGTTAGAAGGCGATCTGAAAGATCATAATATTAGACTATATTTAGGAATGCCTATGTATGGTGGCATGCTAAGTGAAAACACTTTACATGGTGTATTAGGATTACAACGTTGGACATCGGAACACAAGATTGGAATGAAACTACAAACCATGGGTAATGAATCATTAATTACTCGTGCTCGTAATACTATTGTTTCGATGTTTTTAGATGATCAAAACTTTATTGGTACTCATTTATTATTTATTGATGCTGATATAGGCTTTCAGCCAATGAACATTGAACGATTAATTAGAGCTGATAAGGACATTGCTTGTGGTATTTATCCTCGTAAATGTATTCACTGGGACAAAGTTATCAGTGCAGTGAAGAAAAACCCAGATATTGATGAAGATGAAATAGCTTACAGAGCGTTGGGGTACAATTTGAATTTTGAAAACCCTCAAAAGATTCAACTAAAAGGTGGTTTTTGTGAGGTGATGGAAGCAGCGACAGGGATGATGTTAATCAAAAGAGATGTCTTTCGTAAAATGCAAAAGGCTTATCCTGAACGTAAGTACAAATCTGATCAGATTATTAATGGTAAATCCTTTCGTTCTGATAACTGCTATGACCTATTTGGTGTCGGTAAACTGCCCTGGGATGAAGGCGAGCGATACCTCAGTGAAGACTATTATTTTTCTAGACTATGGTCTAAAATAGGTGGTAAGATATGGGCAGACGTGGCTTCGCCATTACAGCATCATGGTAGTATGCATTTTAATGGTCATGTAGGTTCCATGTTTAGTTTAGCTGATGACACTGACAAAAATAAAACTACAACCGGGGATACAAAAACAGACCAGTAGCTTAGGTGCGTCTGGTGGTTTTACCGACTGTGATAATGTTCGTTTTCGTTATGGACTCCCTGAAAAAATAGGAGGTTGGGAACCCACACAAGACAATACTCTTATTGGTGTGGCTCGTGATGCTCATCACTGGGTAGCCTTAGATGGCACACGTCTCGCTGCTCTTGGCACAGATAAAAAATTATACATATTTGCTAATGACATTCTTTATGACATTACTCCTGAGCGTCAATCTAATACTTCTGTAACAAGTGCTTTTACAACTACGAATGGCTCTGCCAATGTGACCGTTAATATCAATGGTCATGGAGCTAATGAAGGAGATATAGTAACCTTTTCAGGTACAACAAGTTTATCAGGAACCAGTTTTACGGCTGCTGACTTTGATCGTAGTTTTGAAATCAAATCAATTACGAGTATAAATGCTTTTGTTATTGAACAAGACACAACAGAGTCAACAGGGTCTGTAACGACAGGTACGACGAATGCTAGTTTTGATATTAATATAGCTCCTGCCTTTTCTACTTTTGGTTATGGTTGGGGCACTTCAACTTGGAATACAGAAACATGGGGCACGGCCCGTTCAACATCATCCGTGACCTTAGATGGTCGTGACTGGTCGTTAGATAATTTTGGTGAGTTATTAATTGCAACCGTATTAGACGGTTCTACGTATCAATGGTCACCGACCACGGACGGACTATCAGGTAAAGCAAGTTTAGTGACCAATGCTCCGACAACTTCTAAATTTTCATTAGTTTCCACACCCGATCGACACTTAGTCTTATTTGGTACAGAAAAAACAATAGGCACAGGTTCTTCTCAAGATCCTCTGCTTCTTAGATTCTCTTCTCAAGAAGATATTAATACCTATCAACCTCGTGCAGAAAACACAGCAGGTTCACTTCGTATCCAAGAC